CCACCGGACGTGGTGCCCGCGAGCATCCATCGCACGCCGTCCGTGTGGAGCGCGAAGGGCGCGGCCATCCCCGAGGGGACGTTGGTGCGGCGCGTCCACGTCTCGCCCGTCTGCGACACGCGGAGCGCCGTCGTGGGGCCCGTCTCCTCCCCGACGCACGCGAAGCGATAGCAGGCCGCATCGCCGTCCGCGGTGACGGTGTCTACGTCGAAGGCGAGTCGCGTGGGCGCGTTGAAGGTGGCGGGTGAGGTGGCCCACGCGGAGCGCGTCCACGCTCCGAGGTTCGGTCCGCGCAGGAACTCCACCCACTGGCCCGCGAGCGACAGGAGGAAGTTGAAGTAAGGGGCCGGGGGCTTCTGGCCCGCCGCCCACCCTGCCGCCGCGAGCCCCGACGGGGGCTCCACGATGTCACCCGAGGCGGCGGCGGAGGCCCATACGAGCGGACGTGAAGGACGTTGAGCCATTACGCAAGCACCCCTGCGAGGCGTCCACCCGAGGTGCCGCCGGTATCGCTAAACCCGCGCGCGCTGTCCGTCTCGACGCGCTCTCCGCTGGCCATCTCGAAGGCCGTCCCCGAGAGCACGTCCAGCGTGTGGAGCTTCACGCCCGCGGCGCGCGCGCGCTTCAAGAGCGTGTGGAGGAGGAGAGTCCCGAGCGAGGGCGCGGCCACGGGGGAGACCAGCACCGCGGCCGGGAAGAACTCCTCCACGGTGTATCCCGTCGCGCCCATGAGCGCGTCCACCACCGCGAGGAGCTCATTACCCGTGCCCGCGGAGCGGGTGCACTTCACCACCACGAGGAGGACGGCGCGATAGTCCGCGTCGGCGAGCGAGCCGCGCGGCCACACGAGGAGCTCCCCGAGCTGGTCCAGCGCGTGGCCCGTCGCGTCCGCGAGCGTCGCCCCGAGCACGTCCCACAGCGCGTCCTCCACCTCCTGCACCTGGTCAAGGGCCGGGGCGAGGAGCGCCACCACGTCCTCGAGCGCGCGGAACTTGTGCGGGAGGAGCGCGACGCCGGCGGCGCTGTGCTCCGTCTCGTGGGTGTGCTCGGTGACGGCGTCCGCCTCGCTCATACCAGCACCGTGGCCACCGTCACGCGCGACGTGTCGAAGGTGGCGCGCTGGCGGAGGAGGACCGCGAGGTTGACCGCGAAGACCGCGCCCGACGCGAGGCCCACGAAGGCCACCACGTCCTCCACGCCCGCGACGCCCATCACCGTTTCGATGATGCGCGCAATGCGCACGGGGTCACCCGCGAGGAGCGTGTCTCCCCAGGCCACCACCGCGGCCTTCACCGCGGCATCGCCCGCGTAGGTGTCGCGGCGCGCGCCCACCGCGAGGGTGACGTAGACCGCGAGCTCCGTGGGGCGCGTGAACGCGACCGTGCGGGCCACGCCGTCCGCGTCGAGGGTGGTGCCCGAGGTGCTCCCGTACGCGCGGATGCCCGCGGGCTTCGCGGCCCACAGGGCGGCGCGGATGTTCGCGTCGGTGCCACCGAGGACCAGGGCCTCGAAGGCGTGCGGCGGGATACCGTCCACCGTCGCGTCCGTGGGGTTCTCGAACACCACCGCCTGGCGCACCGAGGCGACCGCGGAGAGCGCGGCGGTGATGGCGCCCACGGTGCCCGCGCCAGGGCCTTGAATCTCGCGCTCGCGGCGGAGGCGGAGCGCGGCGTCCGTCTCGACGGCGCGGCCCGGCGTGGCGTCCGCGAGGTTCGTGACGGAGGTCCACCCGGAAACCGGCGTGGCAATGGTTGTGAGCGTGCCCGCGTACGCGAGGAACACGCCCGCCACCTCCGCCTCCGCGGTGACGGTGATTTGCGCCGATGAGCCCGTGCTGTTGACCGCGTCCGCGAGCGTCACCCACCTGTTGGTGGTGTCACCCGCCACGTGGGCCACCGAGCCCGCGGGGATGGTCCGCCCGGCGGCGACGGTGAGGCGAAGGGAGACGGTGCCCTTGGTGGCGGGCGCGCGCGTGGTGCCGGTGATGGCGCAGAGGTCGTCCAGCGCCGAGAACGAAGCGTTGCGCGGGGAGCGAGCGCCGTACACGAGCTCCGCCAGCTCCCAGAGCTCGCGGAGCTTGGTGGCCGTCACCGCGTTGAGGTTGCCCACCACCGACTCCGCGGAGGTGTCCAACGTCGGATCGATGGTCGCGCGCTGCGTCGCGGCGATCTCGTCGGCGATCTCCACCGCGGTCTTCGCGGCGAAGCCCGTGCTCGAGAGGCCCGCCGTCAAGGCGTCACCCGGAAGGCGTCGAGGGAGACGGGCTCATCGTCGAGGGTGCGCGCGTCGAAGGCCACCGAGGCGGCGCGCGTAGTGCGGTCCAACTCGAGGGAGAAGGAGCGGAGCGCGGCCACGCCGGGGCACGTCGCAATCGCGCGTCGGAGGAGTGCCTCCGCGAGCGCGGTGCGCCCTTTCGCGAGGATCACCGACAGGGCGGGAATGCCCACCGCGCGGTCCAAAACGTATTCGCCCTGCCACAGCGACAGGCGGAACCGGAGGCGCTGGCCCACGGCCTCCGCGCCCGGCTCGGTGAGGCGCGCACGCCCGCCCGCGAGGAGCATCCGGCTGGTGAGCGGGTCGAGGGCGAGGTCTCGCACGGGCGGAGCGTGCGCGGGCGCGCGTGCGAGATTCAACGGCGCGCACCCTCGCAACCCATTCACGGAGCGCGAGCTCCGCCGTATCCTCCGCCCCGATGCTCCTTCTCCGTCTGGTCCTCCTCGTGGTGCTCCTCGTGGCGTGCGGCGGCAACGAACCCACCGCGGGCGCGCGCTGCGAAATCGGGCGCTCGCTCCCGTGCGCGTGCCTCAACGGAGGCCAGGGCGCGCAGGAGTGCTCACCGGCCGGCGTCTACGGCGCGTGCCTGTGCCCCTCGGGCGACGCGGGCGCGGACGTGCCCGCCGTGGGTGATGTTCTCGGGCTTGATGTCGCGCCCGTTGATGCCGCGCCCGTCGATGTGGCCAGCGACGCGACGGAGGACGCCGCGCGCGACGCCACCGAGGACCGCGCGCTCACCGATGCGCCCGCAGCTGGTGACGCGGCGGACGTGACCGGGCCCGCGCCGCTGGACCAGCGCCTGGACCACGTGGAGGTGTGGGTGAGCATCGACGGCGCGCCGCTCCGCCCTGTCGATGGGACGTGTGTGCGGTCCCCCTCCCAGGTCTTCGTGAACACGCGCAACATGGTGCGGCTCCAATACGTGTTCGAAGCGGGTACACCGAGCTTGAACGCCTACTGCACCGCGCTCGGGGAGTACGTGAGCGCGCCCGGTGCGACCTTCGACGCGCCCGTTGACTACGTCATCGCGGGCACGCGCCGGTCCAACGTCCACGCGCGCGGCACTACCTCCGCGCTCGCAGGGACGTGCCCTGCTGTGGCGGTGGAGGTCTTCGCGTTCGGGTGCGGCCCGATGTAGCTACGTCGCCTTCGCCTTCGTGGCCGCGGTCGAGGCGAGCGACGGAATGGGACTCACGGGGGCCGCGGCGGTGCCCGTCACCGCGCCGCCCGTGGCGCTCGCGCCCGTGACCACGTGGGTGTGCGCGTTGAACGCCGCGCGCACCGTCGAGAGCCGCGCGTCCACCAGCGCCGCGAGCGCCACGAAGTCCCCGGCCACGCCCCCGAGGTGCACGGTTCCATCGGGGTCAACGACCACAACGACCGCGTCCCCCTGTGCGATCTCCACCGCGCCGTTGGGGCGGAGCGTGATGCGCGCGGCGCCCGCGTCGCTCCCGAGGACCAGCGCGGCGTCCGCGCTGGTGAGCGCGCCGTCCGTGCCCGTAGCGCGCGGCGCGCGAGCGAGCGCGCGCGAGCGCACGTAGAGGCCGGGGAGCGCGACGCAGTTCGCGAGGTGGTGGCGCCGCAAGTCGTCGGGGTCCTGGGGTGCGCCATCGCCCGCGCGCCACGCGCCCGCGGAGCCCTCGAGCGGGAGGAGGAGGACGGTGTCGCCCGGCTGGAGTGCGCCCGCGAGGAACCACGCACCGAGGCGCGGGAACACCACCGGCACCGAGGGCACCACCGGGCACTCCTCCCACACCACGGTCCCGTCGCCCTGGGGGACGGGGAAGTTGAGGAGGGGGAGGACGCTCGCCGTCTGCGTCGCGGCGTCGTAGCTCTCGACGCGGCCGGGTTGCGGCCCTCGGTGTTGGAGCTCGTACCGCTCGAGGTGGGCCACGAGAAGGTCTTGGAGGTCCGGGTCGACGGGGCGCGGTCCGAAGCTCATTGCGGGCGCTCCTTCAACGTGAGGTTGGCGTACCAATCGGAGGAGCGCGTGGAGCCCGTGAACTCCACCTCCTCCACCCGATAGAGGCCAGACACTACGGCGCTTCGAAGGTCCACCAGGCGCCCCGGCATGAGGTCCGGTTGAATGAGCCCGACGGCCTTCACCGTGCGCGACTTGCCCACCTCGGGGGAGCCCACGAGGCCCGTGTCCGGGGAGAGCACTACCGCCGTGCGTTGCAGCGCGCGCCCCACGGGGAGGAGCTGCAACACGCCGTCCTGAATCGACCACTCGAAGCCCGCAGTGGCGAGCACGCGCGCGAGCTCCGCCGCGGCGGAACCGTGCACCACGGTCCCCTCCGCGAAGGTCGCGCCCACGCGCCCAAGCTCCGCGCCCTGGAGGGCCTCGGGGAGGTTGCCGCGCCCGATCCCGAGCGCGTCCGCGCACGCACCCACCACCTCTTCGACACGGGCCCCGGCGCTGAACGAGCGCGACACGCGCGCCGTCTGGAGAGCGTGCTCCCCGTCGCCGCCCGTGACGGTGCAGGCCCAATCCGTCCCCTCACGCACCACCGTCACCTTCCGCGAGTCGCCGCGGAAGAGCATGGTGAGCCCGCCCACGTAGCCCGCTTCAATCTGAACGAGCGCGCGGCGGAGGCCTCGAAGCTCTGCGCGGTGGGCCTCCGAGAGGTTGTAGACGATGAGATCGCACGTCCCCGCCCTCGCGCGGAGCGTGCGCTTCACCTTGAACTCCACGTCCAGCGCGCCCAACGCGAGCGTGCCCACCTGGACCCTCCACGCGCGGCCGAAGAGCTCCATTACCCGAGCTCCCCGGGGTCGAGATACACGAGCGTGTGACGGGCCCCGAGGGAGGAGAAGGACGGGTCCTCGGGCGCGCGTGTGTCGCTGGCCAGCGTGTCCACCACCACGAGGTCACCGGGCGGGCGTCGCGCGTCCAGCACGCCGCGGAGCACCGGGTAACCCGTCGAGAGCCTCCGCCCCGAGGTGATGGCCACGCCGTCCTGGTCCTCCACGGTGAGGCGCCACCCGCCGTCACGTTGGCTCCACTCGAAGGTGAGGAGGTAGTCTCGCGAGGCCAGCGTGGTGCGCTGCGTCCACCTCGAAGCGCCCGCCGGGGTGCAAGGAATCTCATTCACGGGAGGAGGCTCCTCGCGCTGTCGAGGGCGCGGGCGAGGGTGGAGCGCCGGTCGGTGGCGCGGGCCGGTTGCGCGCCGCGCTGGCCCGCGCGCTGGCCCCGGCGCTGCGCGGGCGTGGTGACGGCCACGCGCGAGGTGGCCACCTTGCGGACCCTTCGAAGGTCGAGGGTCACCGCGAGCACGCCGGACGTGTCCTTCGAACGGTCCACCCGATAACGGGTCACCGCGAGGTCTGACACCGAGCGGAGCGACGTAGTCACGGACACGAGCGTGCCCGCCGCGGTGAGCGCGCGAAAGAGCTCGTCCATGACGCGCCGCCGGTCCACCTCACGATCCCAGGCCAGCACGGTGAAGGTGCGATCCACGCCGCCCGCGCGCACCGTCGTGGCGCGCACCGAGCCCGTGAGGCCCGAGGGGTCCACGCGCGGCACCACGAGGGGCGCGAGCGCCACCCACCCCTCCAAGGTGAGCGTGTCGAGGCCGGGCCGGATGTGGTCGCTTACCGCGGCGCCCTCCTCCACGGGGTGGTCCGTCACCTCCGCCGCGAGCTCCCACGCCTCCGCGGCGGTGAGGTCCAGCTCCACCGCGACGGTCGCGCCGCTCGGGTCGGTCCATTCGAGAAGTGTCGCCACGAGGTCCTCCTACTCGTTCGCGTTGGTGGGGTGCGCTGCGTCGTTGCGCGCGCGGTCGCGCGCTTCGAGGAGCCTCACGGCCTCCGCCGCCGCGGCGCGCGGGTCGGTCACGCCGGTGACGTTCACCGTGTTGGTGGTGCGGTTGTCGTGGGTGACGTTCTGCGCGCGCGCGCCGGGTGTCTGCGAGGCCATCGCGGGCGCGGCCCCCGCGAGCGCGCCGCCCCCGAAGACGCCGCGCCATTCGTCCATGATGGTGCGCGGGTTCACCAGGTCCCCCAAGAAGCTCGTGGAACCGTTGGGGGAGGAGGACGCGGGGGTGATGTCTTGCACCGCGAGGTCCACCGCGCGCCCTGCGAAGCGCCGCGCCGCACCGAGCACGCTCTCCACGCGGCGCGCGATGGCATCGACGGGCACGCCCACGGCCTCGAGCGCGGAACGAATCGCGGCCATCGCGGCGTCCATCATCTCGCGCGCGCCCGTCGTGAACGCGCGCCACTTCTCGCTCGCGCTGTCCAGCACCGTGCCCGCCTGGACACCGAAGTCCTCGAGGGCCGCGCCCGCGTCGTGAACCACGAGCTGGACGCCCTCCCACGCCAGCTTCAACTCCGTGACGAAGCGTGCGCTGGTCCCCGCGCCACCCATCGAATCGAGGAAGCGCCCAATGGCGCTGTCCCCGCCGTCGATGAGGGTGATGAGGTCATCCACCGCGAGCGCGACGACGGCCACCACTGCGGCCACGCGCGCGAACTGCAACAGCGTCGGCCCCCACGAGGCGATGAACCTCGTACCGGCGATGGCCCCGGCCACACCCAACGCGACCATGGCGGTGCGCATGAAGTTGGTGTCGCGGGTCATCTTCACCAACCACGCGGTGGCCTTCGTGCCCGCGGCGGTGAGCCATGTGAGCGCCGGGAGGAGCTGGACCGCGATCACGCTTCGAAGCGATTGCGACGCCACCCGCTGGCGGTCCATCGCATCACCGTAAGCGCCCGCGGCTTCCACGGCCTCGGGGAGCGTGCCGCCCCCAAGCTCCGCCATCTCCGCGCGCAGCGCCGCGAGCCCGCCTTCACCCTCGTGGAGGATGTTGGCCATGCGCGCGCCCGAGCGCCCGAAGAGGTCCTGTGCGAGTTGCGCGCGGCGCGCCGGGTCCGTGATGCTCCCGAAGTTGCGGGAGAGATCGTCCATCACGTCCGCGGTGGAGCGGACCTGTCCATCCGAGTCCTTGAGCTGGACACCGAGCGCGCGGAACGCATCCGCGGGCCCCTTCGCGCCGCGCGCTGCGTCGGCGCTCGCTTGCTGGAGGTGCGAGAGGGCGGCGGACGTGGCCTCCGCCGAGAGGCCTGCACCGACCCCGGCGCGCTGCAACTCCTGCAACTCGTCGGTGGTGGTGCCCATCGCATCCGCGGTGTCCTCGAGCTGGCCCGCCGTCTCTTCGAAGGCGTTCGCGAACTCGAAGATGGCGCCGATGACGCGCGAGCCCGCGAGCACGCCCGCGAGGCGTTGCGCGCGATCGATCATCCCGTCCACCTGGTGGGAGCCGCGCTCGAGGGCGCTCCCTTCCCAGGCGATGCCGAACTCCGCGAAAACCTGCCTTAGTGCGTCGCTCATAGGTCACTTCTCCCGCGCGATGTCCGCGAGCTCCGCCTCCGCGTCCGCCAGCGCGTCCAGCACGCGGCACGCGTCGAGGAGCTCCGCAACGCCCCACTTCGTGGAGACGGTGTGGAGGCTGTCCGTGTACCGCTTCGAGGTGGCCACGCGGTGGAGCGCCCACGGGATGCGCTCGGGGAGGACGAGAGGCACGCTCGGGGAGGAGGAGGTCCTCCTCCGTGGCGTTACTTCGCGCTCCCGAGCATCGCGGCCAAAGGGCGGAGGTTCACCTCCAGCGCGAAGGTGAGCCACCGTGCGAAGAGGTCCAGGCGCCCCATAAAGTGAAGGTCGAACACCTCCGAGAGCTTCGGCTTCTTGCCGCCCTCGAGCTCCACGCGCGTCTCCTCCGCGAGCGGGAGCCACACGGCCTTGAGCTGGTCCGTCGTCGCGCGCTCGAAGAGCTCCGCCGCGGCGCGGCCGATGATGTCCAGGCCCTTGCCCTTCACCTCGCCCGCGGGCTGTCCCGCAAGCTTGGTGATCTCCGCGAGCGTCGGCCCGAGGATGCGCCCAAGGCGGAGCGTGAGGTCGATTCCCTTCGACGCGGGGAGCGGCTTCACCACGTAGGTGACGCCGTCGATTTCGGTGCTCTCCGGTTCGCGCATCGTCCTCCTCCTTCGTCAGACCGCGGGGTTGCCGTTGACGGTCCAGGTGCAGTTGGAGAGGAGGAGCGTCCACTCCACCACGCCAACGCTCCCGCCGCGCGCGACCTTCGGAACGCCTTCGACGCAACACGACTCCGCTTCGACGATGAGCCCACCGGAGCGGTCGATGATCGCAAAGGGACCGAGCCCCCCGCCGTTGGGGTTGCCCACGTCCAGTGCGCGCAGCGCGGAGAGCGTGGTGTTGCCATCGCTCGTGTGCATGAGGCGGAGGACGGCCTTACCCGTCTTCGAGCCGTACTTCGCCACGCGCGCGGCCTCACCGTCGATGCCTTGCATCATCTCGAAGTCCGGGCCGGTGGGCTCCGCCGAGACGAAGTCTCCATCCGGCGCGAGCCCGCTGTTGATGTTCAGTCCGGCGACGAGGGTGTCTACGTCCCTCGGGTTGTGCGTCTTCATGTGGGGCTCCTCGTGGTCACGGCGTGGCCGTGCCGCTCACTTCCATGCTGTGAATCGCGCCCGCGAGGCGCATGGACCACGTCACGCCGGGGAGGTGACGCGCGGCGCGGTTCGCGTCGGACACGTCCGCCACCTTGGGCACGTCGATGACGGGCGCGGCGTCGGGGTCGAAGCCTCCATCGCGCTGGCCCGCCTTGATGTCCGCCGAGAGGAACGCGCGCACCGACGACACGCCCGCATCCGTGAAGGGCGTCTTCTGGCCCGAGAGGTTCAGCGCGAAGAGGCCTTCACGCTGGCGCGCGCGGACGCGGTCGAGGAATCGCACCACGTCCGCCCATTCGCCCGCGGCGACCTTGCCGTTGTAGGTGACGTTCACGTCCGCGAGGGCCTGGTACCAGTTGGCGTTCTTCGCCTCGAGCGCGGCGGCCTGGGTGTCCGTGAGCGTCGTGACGGCCACGCCCGCGAGCGTCTTGAACGCCCACGTATCGGAGCCCGGCGTGATGGGCGCGCGCGAGCCCGCCATGGCCGCGGCGATCCACGAGGTGGAGCGCGCGATGCTCGGGTGATAGAAGCTCACCGTGCGCCCATAGGCCGCGGCCTCGAGCTCCGCGAACACGTCGGTGGTGCTAGCCCCGTCCAGCGTGGCGGAGTCGCTGCTCTGCACCACGAGGAGCTTCCCGTTGGCCTCCGCCCACGCGGCGGCGGCGGCGATCTCCGCGGCGGAGTTCGAATCGAGGCACACCATGTAGAAATCGCCGTCCGCCGCGAGCACGGCGTTCAAGTCGGCCGCGATGCCCGGGTCCGCGGTCACGTCCTTGACCGTGAGGTTGGCGGAGAGCGAGTCGAGGCCGATGAGGGCGCCGTTCGTGTCCGCCGTTACGTCCACGTGGGTGCCCGAGGAGCCCGACGCGCCCACGCCCGAAAGCGCGGCCACCGCCGTGGCGAGCGCGGTGCACACCTCCGCCACCGTGGGCGTGCCGTCCGCCGTGACGGACACCGCGGTGCCGTTCACGTTGAGCGAGAACACCTCCGCCGCCGCCGGCGTCGAGGGCGTGAGGCGGAGCGTCTTCGAGAAGGCGTTCGCGCGGCGCCCCACCTTCACGCGCACCGGGCGCGGGTTCTGCGAGAAGGCGGCGCTGGCCATCTGATAGGCGGGCGAGGTGCTGGTGAGCCCGTCGGACACCATGCCCGTGAGGCTCGTGTACGAGCGCACGCGCGCCGAGAAGGCGGTGTGATAGCAGAGGAAGAGGATGGTTCCGAAGCCCGCGCGCGAAGGCGTTCGCGAGGTGCTGGATACCGACACGTTGAAGATGTCCGCGAGGCTCATGCGTCACCCGTCGTGGGCTGGAGTGAGGAGGGGGAAACGGTGCTGCCATCGGGGCGCTTGACGGTGGCCGTCACCCCCACCGTGGCGATGTAGGAGGTGCGCGCGTCGGTGTCCTCGAAGGAGGCCGCGCCGTTCATCTGCGCTTCGAAGAGCGAGCGCGGCACCACCCGGCCGTCCACGCGGTAGTCCGCGCGGGTCACCTCGGTGGCGCGCACGAACGCGAGGCCCACGGCCTCCAGCGCGGCGCGCGCAGAGGGGGCGGCGAAGCGCGCGCGGGCGCGCTCTGCGAGGGCGCGCGCGGTGTACCCGGGGCGCTGGTCCAGGGTCTCCACGGAGACCTGGAGGCGGAGTTCGCGCGGGCCCGCGAGGGTCACGCGCATCTCTTGGAGCGGGTTCGCGTTGGACACGTAGGCCCAACGCTCCTCATCGGTCGCGCCGCCCACGTTGCCCGTGCTCACCCACGAGAGAAGCGCGAGCTGGCCGTTGTGCCTCACGCGCGGCGCGTTCTCGAAGAGGACGCACGACGCCTCCACGCCCGTGGCGGAGGCCACGAGGAGGAGGAGGGCGGGTTCGATCGTCTCGAAGTCCATCACCCCTCCCGATAGACGCGGTGGGTGATGCTCGAACGAAGCTGGCCCGTGTTGATGAGGGGCTTCGAAGATCCCTTGCGCGCGATGGTGCTGTCCGCGTTGGGCGGGTCGATGCCCGCCGCAATGCGGTTCTGCACCCACGCCACCACTTTGATTCCCAGGCGCTCGAGGGCGGTGGTGTGATCGATCTCGCCCCGGATGATTTGGAGCCCGAGCCCCTGTTGGAGGCGTCGGATCTCCTCCGCGTGGAGGTCCACCGTGGCGCGAATGAAGCTGCGTTGAGGCACGTGTCCCGCGCCGAACTCATGCACCGCGGCCACTTCGAGGAGGCTCATGGGCGCGCCGTCCCCGTCGTCCTCCTTCACCGCATCGTCCAGCACACCCACGCGAACGCGCGCGGGTTGCTGCGCGGCGGTGATGCGCGCGAGCATGGCGCGGGCGCCGTTGTCTCGCACCGAAAGGGTGTTCATCGCGGCACGCCCACGACGTGAGGGCCACCGCACGCCTCACGGCGGAGGAGGGCGAGGTCTCGCCCGTAGGGGGTCGAGGCCAGCGCGTTGGGGTCGGTGGCTTCGAGGCGCGCGAGGCCCGCGCCCTGGGGTGACGCCGCGAGGAGGTGGCACGCGAGGAGCG